CTATAAGTCAAGTAATTTTTTTGTTGGAATCGTAGGTACTTTCACCTAGCGCGTTCTTTTTTGCTGGTCTCAGAGACCAAATTTCCCTTTGAATCGCGCCGGAACGAGCGATTTTTAGCAACGCTTTGGATGCGTAGGCCATCCTTGTTTGAGCCGCCTTTGTCTAAGGCGCGAACGTGCGCTACATCCTTACCTTCTCGGCGGTCTGCTTTGCCATTTCCATTGGAATCAGCGCCGGTTTTGTCGATTGAACGGCGTCCGCGCTGGCGTTCCATGCGGCGTTCGTGCTCACCTCGAGCCTTCTGTTGTTCGTACTCTTTTTTGTACGGTCTAGGTTTGTTTACATAAGGCATGATTACCCCTTGTGGAATTGACAAGTCTTTACTGGACACCATCCGCACAAGGGCGTAGGGTTAGCCTGCCAAGAATTATTCTCATGGGACAAGCGCAAGCGCTCAAGATTCCAGTAAAAATCTTCCCACAACGAGTCCATATTGTCTCTCGAATACTCGGAAGTTACAAAGTGATTGTGTGCAACAAATAACAGGCCAGCGTTAATCTGTTGCAGCTGCGGGAAGTGCGCAAATGCCATAAGAGCCATTAACTGCAACTGCTTGGGGTCAGGGTAGCGGTTACTGCCAGTCTTGTAATCAACAATAAAACCAACATCATCCCGCACGACCAGCAAGTCAGCGATGCCCCGCACCCAGTAGTCAGGCGCATCGAACGCGCAAGGCTTCTTATCGTAAGTCAGAGCCATTTCATGTTCAGGATACTTAACCCCTTCCATCTCCCGTAGGGGATCGAGTTGGGATTTGAACCGCTCATAGTTTTTGGCTAGGGGTGTACCGTCTTTGACGTAGTTCTCCAGCGCAGAGTGAACCTCTGTGCCGTATAACATTTGCTTTGTAGCTTCTTTCTTAAAATTTTTTAAGACCTTAACTTCATGGTACTGCTTCGGACAATTTGCAAAGTCCTTGAGGCCGGAGTACGACCACTTAATTTCACTGGCTTTCATATATCTGTGCGCTCCTTTTTAGAACCAGTAGAAGTTACCATATTTAAGCGCTTAGGGTTGAACCCGTTCTCGTAAAAGGATGCGCCACGCAAGATCATGAAGAACTTGTCGCCATGCCAAGTGTTGCCAACAACAAACGTACCTACATTCATACGACCACCAAAGATATTTAAAGCGCATACTGAGTCAACAGTCTTGCCGCCCGTGTACATACTGCTTGGTGACTTGCTTGTTTGGACTGGCCCTATGAATACAGGCATGTTGAGATCACGCGCATAAGCCGCCGCTTGCTCCAAATGATCTGCAAGGGTTGTTGCGGCGAGACCGTTGGGGTAATGGGGTGACATCTGCCGTTTAACTTCTATGCCAAACTTGATCTCACGGTCCTCGTGGTACGCAGTCACAACAAAGTCGATTGCCTTACCGCTTGTTGTTTTAACTTCTTTCTCATAGCTCCACCCCTTCTCGTCGAGCAGTTCGCTCACTAACTTGGAAGCCGCCTTCTCGGTAGCGTAGTCAGCCGCAAACAGTTGTTGCTTGCGCTTCTGTTCAGCTTGGTATTGTGCGGGAGTTTGTTGTATGGGAAGTCGGAGTGATTGGATGTTGATACCGTTTGCCCGCGCCCAAAGTTCGTGTTTATTAAGCATTAGCAGTCTCCGTAGGTTTCACCAACGCCGGCCTCACACGCGACAGGAAGTCCGGTTGCCCACTCGGGGGCTTTAGACATGATGCCAGTTATAAAGGCCACGGCCTCGTCAGCCTCATCCGCTGGAACAACATTAACAGCGGCGTCATGCACGGTTAGCGCAACGCGATACTTCTCGTTGATCTCAACCATCTGAGTGCCCACGACGATCCTTGCTAGAGCTTGAACCACGTTCTCAACCACCGCACCGCCCCAAATAGATACCTTGCCCTTGCGTGAGTCGTACATTACTTTGGGCTTGCCGTCCTCGTACTCGCGGCGTAAGTTGGGGTATCGGATACGAAAACCGTTAGGCAGTATCAGCCCTTCGTTATCATAGAACACGCAGTTGTGTTTGCCGAATGTTCGTGGTTCGGTGATCTTTGAGTTCATCATCTCATCAAGCATCTGATCGCCCTCAGCCCACAGATCAATAATCTTGTCGTTAAGTTGGCGGTACTTGGTAACGAGTCCTTTGCACTCGTCCTCGGTTAGCTTTACACCGGGAGGCGTGGTAGCTAGTGTGTGTTGTAACTTTAAAGCCCCAGTGCCATAGCCAAGGCCCAGAATACAGGTCTTACCCACAAACCGTTCCACAGGATTCTTCTTAGTGATGGGTCGCTCGTACACAGCAGACGCAAAGACGGAGTAAACATCTTCTCCATCAGCAAACAGTTTAACGATGTCGTCTTGACCCGCAAGCCAAGGTAGCACCCGCGCCTCAATTTGTGATGAGTCACAGTTAATTACGACATAGCCTTCGGGCGGCACAATGGCTTTCTTCAAAGCCTTTTTCTTTGGATCGCGGCTAGGCAAGTTCTGAAAGTTAATCTTGTCAGTACCCGACCATCTACCGGTGTGTGCCCCATAGTATTTCAGGGGGATGGGAATCATTCCCTTATTGCGTTCGCCAATCTTCATGAAACGCTCGATGCGTTTCTCTTCAAGCGTTGACTTCGTTCCAAGGCGCACCGCGCACAAGTGTTGTATAAAAGTATCTTCGCTCTCAGACAGGGCAATGAACCCTTCGTCTTTCTTAGCGAGTGCCGGCATCTGCTTGCCGGTAGTTGGGCTGACCTTCATCGGCACTTCAATGCTTAGGTCTTGCAGTATCTTTGCAAACTTGCTGTTGCTAGATAAATTCTTGCGAACGTCTTCCTCGGTCTCGCACTCGAGCTTTACCATCAGTGAAGAAAGTAATTCTGATTTCTCTTTCTGTAACCCGTCGAGACGTTCCTTCAATGTATCCTGATTGATACACAGCATCGGATGGATATACATACGCAAGGTCATGTCGATGAGCTTTAACTCCTCCATCGGAAAGCCTTGCGCCATGCGTACAAACAACTCGTAGGTCAGCTTGACATCATTCTCACAGTAACGACCATATTGCGCCAAGTCCTCGGGAGTGAAGTCGGTACGGCGTTTATTGACGGCGTCATTAACTTCTGTACCTTTCTCTCCTATCCCGTAACGCAACGCTAGTTTGGCCAGCGAACCACCGACTTCAACACCATGAATGGCTCTCGCCATGGACAGAGTATCGAGATACCCCATCGGTGTGATACCAAAGTGCCACTTCAGAATCGCGCCATCAAACAGCATGTTGTGAGCAATGACCATGCTATTCTTCCAGTCAAATTGCCCAAGCCACTTGCGTAGCGTTTCACGATCCCCTGAATGCCAAACTGGGTCGCCAGCATCAATCTGAACAGCAACACCTATGACCTCAAACTTCGGGTCGCGGATGTACTCTTCTGTTGTTTGCTTGGAGAAACCCAGTCCAGTGTTGGTGTAGTAGGTCTCAAAGTCGATGGTTATAAGGCTCATTAAATAAATCCTGTTAAATTGTTATTAGCGATACCTCTGCCACCACGTAGCATTTCATCTTGCTTCATACGTTGTTGTATTTGCTCCATGACGAGTTGTCTTTCACGATCCATTTGGCGTTCTTCTTCCTCGCGCTCTATCTCAGCTTTCATTTGCTCACGAGTTCTTGGCAGAATTAAGTCTTGGTCTGCGATGATGCCCACCACCCAAGAGTTAAACACCCTGCGCCTACACTCGACTATGGAGTCTTTGATGTACTTAATTTCCTCATCAGTAAAGATTCCATCAGCGTTTTCGCAAACAAGCTGAATAAGTTGATCTACTTGGTGAGAAAGAGGAATTTCAGGATCAGTCATTTTGACTTCCGTCACTCTGTTTTCATTCGGGTCGTATAGTTCAGGCATGTTGACTATACGTTCCCCTAGTATCTTGATTCCTTCAAGCATCATCGACTCACTTGAGTGAATTGATTTCGCGTGTCAGATACCACAATGCCTTCTCAAGGTCTTGCTTGCGATTGCCCTTGTGGTCAGCTCTTGTAAGATACTTCACCACATTACCGATGTTGTAGTTCAGCTTCTTGGCTTCAATGAAGTCGATGGTCTCAATGCCACCCACCTTGTAATGCGCAGGGTGATTGACTGGGTCACTCGCTGGTTCAAACATTTCTATTTGAGTTGACGGCATCGGCGGTAAATCTTGCCTAATAAACTCTTGCACACGAGCGGTTGCTTCTTTGATTTGTTTTAGTGTCATCACTTTGCGTGGGAGACTTGGCTTCTTGACCTTGGCTTTCTTCTTGGCAGTCCATAAGACTGCGTACACATACTGAATCCCAGTACCGAGTGCTTTGGCAACGTCTTTGGGTTTAGCGTTGGGGTTAGCCGCAACATAAGAACGAATCTCTTGGGCTTTGCTTTTTGTATGAAATGTCATTTTATTTCCTTGGTTGGTTGTTGAAAAGTTTGGTAATAGCTTTTTGGTAACGGTGCTTTTTTGTCTAGTGTTTCTCTTAGCCATTCAGCGCCACCTAGTTGTTTAAATATCAGCCACTCTCTATCGGACAAACGTACGTATCGTGCCTTTAGGGGGGCGGGGGGTTTTGGTCTTGGCATGTTCTAGTGTTCCTTCGTGCTTGTTTGGTTGTCTCTCCTTTGCTCGTGTAAATGTGCCGAATTGTTTGTATCCTAGATCCTCCTTATTTTTGAGTTGGTTACTCGGGTTACGCGCACGAAAGTACGGGTCCTTCATAAAGATGCTCGGGCGGTCAACCTGTGCTAACTCTTGCCATGGATTAAGTGCTGTCATTTCTTCATACCTCTTACAAATGCCGCAAAGCTTGCGGCGGTATCACCAAATGGTTTCATTGCGTCAAACTCTTTAGCCACTTCTTCCAAGACTGTATTGCGCTGTGATGGCGACACAAAAACGTCGTAGTGGTAGGGCTGCCCCTTCTTCATCTCAGCTTCGTGTGCAATGCGCTCGAACTCATCGTCTTCGTCTGTGTGAATCATTTTCTTTCTCCTAAAACTTTATTGCTCCATTCAACCTTGTAGATGCCGCCATTCAAGTCGAAGTCAATTCGTAAGTTGCACTCGACAAGGTACGGGTGCAAACCCACGCCCAACCCATCCCTGTTCTGACTAACTCTGTAGTATTTGCTGACCACTGTCTTGCCTCGATCTTCTTCAGGAATAATCTGCCTGTACAGTGGTTCAGGTGTTTTGGACTTGCTCAAGTGTTTTTCTCCTTGAGTTTGGCTTCCGCCCCCACAACAATGCTTACCTCATACAGCTTATGGGGTTTGACTGGTTGGAGCCGCTGAAGATTGTTTTGCGCATTGAAGTACCGTTTAGCCTTTGTGCGTGTTACCCCAAATGATGCGCTAAGTATTCGCTCCTTGCTATCCACCCCAATGTACGAGTACATGAACCCGTCAAGTTTTGTGTCATTCATCTTGAACTCCTATTGCATAAGCAAGTCGGTCGTATATGTCAGGCTGGTGCTTGGACATGGCTTCAAAATGATCGTACTGCTCTGGGGATAGACTTGATTGAGCCGCCTTCAAAAGCATTTTCCCCGTCAGCGGCTTGCGCTGTGGTGGGGTGGTGTAAAGAGGTGTAATGTATTCGCCTTCTACTTTTGCGTGTTCATTAGGGTGTATTGCATCAATGAAATGTCCATTGTCATGCAACATCGCCCAAGCCACAGGCTCATTCTTCGCTTCTTCCTTTAAATACAAACCCCACACCTGACCCAGTGGTGTAAACAAAGGGCAGTCTTGGTCTGTGCTTACCATGCCGTTGCTTGGGTCGTACCATGCTATTGGTTTATCCATGATTCTTCTCCTTCAGCTTGGCTTCTACTTCACGCACAACTTGTCGGTAGTTATCAAGCCCCATTTGCTTAATCTCCTCATCAGTCAGTCCAACCCAAGGGCGAACGTAGTCTTGAATGTCGTCGTCATCTTGTTTCATGCTTGTCCCCTTGCTCGGATGGTTTCGCCAATCATTCTTGGTGTCCAACCACAATGGTCATCACACACCTTTGCACACGCCTCACGCTCGGCTAAGACTGCGTCTTCTAGTTCTTTAATGTGCGCATTGACACGCTCAATTTCTGGTGCATTGGCTTGCTTAATACGATCACGCTCTTGCTGTGCTACTAGCTTGGCAAAGCGTTCATGTGCCGCATAAATAATTGGGTCATCTAAACCAATCCCAAATCCAGCCTGTTTAGCCATCTCAATAATTTCATCTTGTGTCATCTCGGTGCATCCTCGTAGTTGTCAGGGTTGAACTTTGGCTCTCGCTTGTCGTTCTTGTCCTTGGGGTTTGGGAATGGGGGGAAGGGCCATGTCATGTACCCTCCAACACTTCTAGTATTACTGTTCTGATCTTTGTGTAGGCTTCCGCCTTCGTGTAAGGCATCGCTAGTATGTTGTCTATGTCGCATAACGCCTCGTAGTATTCTGTGCCGCGCATCGCGTTTTGAAGTTTGTGTTCATCTTCAGGGTACGCAAATTCAAGTAAGGCTTTCATAGGGGTTTCCTTTCGCTAATCGCATAAGCAACCTCGCCTTGCGCCACGTTCTGCGCACATCGGTTTGTGATGCGTTTCTAAATTTAAACTTCGGGTCTGTACACATACGTGTTGGTAATGCTCTTGAGAGATATTTAAGTTCTTTCATTTTGCGTTGTCCAATATGAGTTGTTTGATAATCCCGACATTGTGTTCATCAACGACGAACGACAAGCCGCCCCGCATCTCAATCTCATCTAAATGAGACTGCTGTAATTTCGTTGGCTTACCGCCGTTCGCTTTGCACTCTATGCCAATGAACCATCCGTTGTAACAACATAGAATGTCAGGCACTCCTGAATTACCAAATCCACTTGTTACGGGCATGGTGTAGTAAGCCCCGATAGAAGCCAGTTCCATAAGGACCTTCTTCTTTACTTTTTTTTCTGGCGTGTCTGCCATACTATTCTCCCTTCGCATTCAGGTGTATCTGCCATGTAGACTTCTCCTTGTTATAACCAATCTCACCGAGCTGCGAGTAGTGCATAACTACGATGTACAAATCTTTGCACACCATCCACCCCACATCGTCGAGCTTTGGGTTGTGGTAGTTGATAAACGAATCCGTGACCGAGACTTGGTATAGTTCTTTCTTAGGCGGCGGAAATGCGTGAATCATTGCAAGTGAAGCCTTCATGAAGTCAGGTAATGTTTCTTCGGTGAAGTACCGCACTCTGTCAGGTTGCACAACAACTGCATAACCATCGTCTTCTCTGTATACAGGAACGCGCCACATATCAGGGGTCTTGTATGGCATGGAAGGCCACTTCTTAGCGTCGTGTAGTGAGCGCATATATTGCGTAACGTATTCAAGTTCGCTGTACATTACTTGGGCTCTTTGGGAATGACCACCCACACGATGTTGTTGCGATAGCCCGCGCTGATGTCGAGTTCAGGTAAGAATCTGTCAATCTTACCTATGAACAACTCGTTTCTGTTGGAGTAGATTCTTTCGGTAGACTTACCTTGCATGTAGGTAGCGATCATCATCGCATCGACTGCGACTTCGGGTATATCTTTGAGAGTTGAATAGCGTTTCAGGCTACCCTGAATGAGTACCTTCTCGCGGCTGTTAGTGTTATCAACCACGCCCTCACCGACAAGATACTTGACTGGAAGAGTACCATCGTTATCATAGTAGTTCTCGTAGTCAATGCCTATGAGTTTGAAGCCCTTGCAGAATCTTTTATGGTCGTCTGCTGACTCATTGTATGTTTTCATTTTGACTAAATATTTACTGTACGAATCTTTGAGATCGCTAGCGTACTGCTGTATTGAAATAGTGTCAACACCTAATTGGCTTTCTACCAACATTTTTACAATATCAACATTCACTTCTATTTTAGGTGCGCCATATCTAGCCGAATCTTTGACTGGATGAATTGCAGTAATGACTTCTTCTGCGTAAGCCTTAGTCATACTCTCATCGCTAGGAAACTCGTTGTTCTTCTTCAGCGTTCTAATGAGTGTTGCAATCTTATTAGAGTCACGCTCACTTCTGCTGGAGTTTGAACTCGACTTCTCTTTCTTAACAAGATACGGATTCTCATAGATGTAGACTGTCTCACTTCTATCGCGTGAGTTAGTATTTGTAGACAACTCACCGCCATCCAATCCATTGGGCGTTACTACGCGCAACGCTCCGCTATTCTTAACTCTGTCGACCTTCACATTGAACGCTGTGCAGAACTCATACACAAACTTCTTGAGGTTCGGCTTGTTGGTAAACAGTTCAGTCAGTTTGTCTTGGTCGACTTTGTCTGTTGCTATGTTCATAACTCTCTCCTTACAGTTGTTTAAATTCTTCACCAGTAGGTGAAACGATTTTGTGATCCCATGAAGATGCACATAACTTACCCTTGGGCAACTCCACCCAATCAAACGCTTCGTCAATCTCTCCTAAAATAGTCTTACGGAAATGTCTAACGATGACACTCTCAACACTTTCTTGCCATTCGCGTGGCATCCTTGGTTCGCCTGAGCCGCCATCACCTAGTTGGTATCTAAAGTTGCTACGAATCCAATGGTTGTGCAATAGATACTGTATGAACGCCGCATCTACATAATGTTTCTTATCAACTGTCTCTTTCAATGTCTTGGCGTTGAAATTTGCACCATTGAACTTGTCGGTCTGATCGTGTAAATCTTTGATGACTTCGATTGCCGCCTTGTCGTTCATTGCCTTGATGTACATCGGATAAACATCTAAAAACTCTTTGTACTGCTTCATGATTGCGTTTGATCTTTTGCGATTCAGGGTAGGCTGAACAACTGTGAACTGCGTCAGGGGCTTCTTAGTTCCAATATCAAACCGCAGTCCTGTGAAGATCGGATAGTCTTCAAAACCTCCAACGCTCATGATTGCGCCGCCCTTAGCCTTCACCTGATGTATGTACACACCAAGCAATTCAGACAAGAGAGTGTTCTCACCTTGATGCAGTCCATTGATCGTGGTGAACTCAAACGAATTGTCAGGGCGCACAATGCCTAATGGTTTCTTGCCTACATACCATCCCTCTTTCAAATCGCCTTTCTCAAGTTTGTCAATCATTTCTCGGTGCGAATACCAAATGCTGAATGAACCATCCTCCAACGCTCTGAAGTGCCGCGCTGAGTATGTCCTGTCACCTAAGTGGTACGCATTGCCTGAGCCACGATAGGGCTTGCTGTTCTTGACTGTGTTAGCCAAGGACTCGTAACTAATTCTGTTGATGTCATAAAAACCCATGATTACTCCTTCACCATAACTTTCTTACCTGCTGGCGGTTGCCAACTCTCGTTCTCTGTCACCATCCACAATGTCGGTGCTGAAATCTGCCACTCGACATCACTCTCAACATAACCGTCGGTGAACACCAATACACATTCAGCATTGACACGCTTCTTGTTGATGTATTCAGCCACGCATGAAACCTTAGTTCCTCCGCCGCCCAATGGCTTGAGCATTGCTCCGATGTTCTGATAATCATCTTTGAACAGTTGCTCACCATGAACCTTGGTGTCCCACCACAGAACGCGCACAGCTTCGGGCGATACGGCCTCACAGATAGAGACCAGTTCCGAGGCGAACTCATTGAGCTCCTTCTCGCCAATCGAACCCGATGTATCAATAGCAACGACAATCTCTCCGATAGTCTCGTTCTCCACAGTTGGGATGTACAAATCATTGGGCAACACTCTGCGGTTGAACTTGCGCCATGTGTACTCGTCCTTGCCCTTCGTTGCTGAAGAAACAAAATCTCGTAACACCTCACGCCAGTCCACCTTCGGGTTGAGAATGTCTGTGATTGCTCGTGGCAGATCAATGCCCAAGCGACCCGCCAACAACGCGCCTTCACGCAACGCTCTGTCGATACGCGCCTCGACCTCCTTGGCTTTCTCAGGAGTCATCGGATTACCATCACCCTCGGTGTCGTGCTCATCGAACGAATACTCACCACCTCCACTTTGTTGTTCACCCTCCCCTGAATCACCACCTCCTCCGCCACCACACTCCTCTTCCTCCAGTAACTTGTACACCTCACGCATGTTCATGTTGTGGTACTTGGGGTCATAGCATCCACCCTCGGGGAGCTTCACAAGATTCTTGTCCTTGATGTTCATGATGATGTCGTTGACAACATAGTCTGCCGCTTTGTTGGCTCGCTGACGATCTTCTCTGAACATGTCAATGCCGTGGAGCATGTGACGCAATACGATGTGCAGATTCTCATGAAGCACTAAGCCTGCTACTTCTTGATCTGTCTTGCACACGGCTTTGAGGAACGCTCTGCCGTAACGCTTGTTGATACCATCGGTGTATGCAGTTATCGCATCATCGATCACGGCTGTCGTACCCATCATCATCACACCTGAATACAAAGCTGTCTCAGGATGTTTCATCATGGCAATGTGCGCCTTCTTGACGCGTTCTTCTTCAGTCAACATTATGGTCTCCAGTAAAAAAGGTCTAACAATAAAACAATGAGTGACATCAGCAACGCCACTCGCTCAAACTTTTCCCATTGGGTCAGCATTGATTACCTCACATTAACTTGTGGTTGTTTGATGCCCAAGTGTTGATCGCTTGGTTGTATCGTGCAATGCGAGGCTTACCGCGCATAATCATTGTGAAGAACACGGACTGGACTTCGGAGGACGGAATACGCTCAACGAACTGCATGTACTTGTTCAGCTCATCCTGAGTCTCTACTACGTCGACCGCCTCGAACATCATCATGACTTGCGCTGACACATCTTCAGGGACTTTAATAGTTGACGGTGCTTTCAACACATCAGCGAATGAGATCAACTTGCCTTCGAGTGCAATGAACGCTGACATACTCTTGGCCGCCGCTTCGCCGATAGTGCCCGCCAATGCCGCCATCATTGCGTGTTCACCGATGATGTCCTTAGCTTCCACAATGGGAGATGCTTTCGCCAATGAACGAGGCGACACGAATGAACGTGCGGGAGATGATGGTTTAAAGATATATGGGTTGTCGCTCTCATCACCGTCCAGATAGCTACGCATGGCCTTGGGAGTCATCGCCACCCACGCACGAATCGGTCTAGCAACCTTGTGCTTAGTCGCCCATACATTCCACAACTCTGCATTGGGCTTGCTCATGTGCAAGATACACACACGATTACCAACGTGAGCCAACATGCTGTCGCCTACGCCATCGCTTGCATTGTTACTTGTACCGAACACGATGCTACCCTCGGGCAGGGGTTCATCGCCAACACTACGCTCGAGCATGAGTCGGGTGAAGATAATCTGCAATAGCTTGGGAGACTTCATGAACTCATCGAGCATGATGACTTTCTTCTTGCCGTTGCCTAGCTTGAAGAGAGATGACACGTAGTACTCTAGAGTCTTGCTTGCATGGTTGGGGATTGATGCCGCAACGTCCATCATATCTTTAACAGGACAGTCGACATAGATGAAGTCGTACTCATCAGTACCGAGATCAGCCTCAAGCATCTTCAGGATTGATGACTTGCCACAACCAGGCTCAGAGACAATGATGGGAGTAATTGAATTACCGATTGTCTTGATGACGTTTGCGCAGTCATCGATGGTAATGTTCAGGTTGAAATTGATTTTAGACATAGTGTTTCCTTTGGTTAATGTTTCAGGGTTGGGTGAATGATTACTTGTTAATTTTCAGTTGCTTGATGGTGTATGTTTTCTCTACTTCATCTACTTCAACATACGCCTCCTTCATGCCTATCGCAACCAATGTGCATGACAAGAACACAACACGACGTTGCGCCTTGAAGTACATGAATGTCATGACTGCAAACGCAATCAACAATACGATCTCTAGGTCGGTCATACAAAACTCCTTATCGGTTTAAATTTAGATAACATGTCATCGACATTCTCTTTGACTACGCTTCGGGTATAAGAACTCTCACGCAAATCCTCTGTGCTGATACCGTCAAGCGCAAAGCTCAAGTCAACTACTGCTTGTGATAATGCCTTGTTGCCTGTTAAGTTGAAGTTCTCGATGGTCTTGCAAATCTCCTTGGCTTGGCTCACAGTACTGTCGTATATCTTCTTGCGCCTTACCTTGCCATCTTCATCGGGCGTTGCCTCGGTACATGCGTTGGCTAACCGTGAAGCAATCTCTACAAGACGCTCGGATGCATCGTCCATCACAGCGTTGATGATCTCTTGCGTTTGACGCTCGTAGTGGTTCTTCAAATCTTCTGCCAATGCTTCGCTCACAGACGAACGAAAGTCGGCCTGCGGTACTTTCTGTACATGCAGACGCATGCGGAACTTGGTGCGAACATCTTCAGGTTCAGGGTACTCTGAACGATTAAACATATCGCCTTGCTTGAACGCCGCATCGCTGACAATCTGCGGGTATGCAGTAATGAACTTCTCGAGCAGAGCTTTGAAGTCGGCCTCATGTTGGGCGTACTCCTTCTTGAACTTCTCAAGGTTGATCGTTGGTAGCAGACGCATTGAGCCCGCCCAGTCGTATGTCGACCTCTGAAGCCAGTTATACACGGTCTGCCGATAGTTCAGTAGCGCCTTGTGGTCGGGTGAATCGGAGAGTAAGTTCTTGGTGAACTTGCCTGCATCAGCAGAGGCTTTCTTAGATGTTGTCACCTCGTTAGAGATGGCGCGATCCTGTTTCGTTGCAGTCCACACGTTGACATCCACGCAGACAACGAGTGCTGACGTTGCAAGTGAGATGATGTGGTTGGGTTGTTGAAGTTCGAAGTTCATGTTAACGGCCTCCCTTGTGGCTTGAGTTGAGATTAAGTAAAAGCGAACGATCAGTCACAACGATGTAGTTGGACTTGGGCATCGGCACGATAGTGTGTTTGGTACTACGCGCGTGTTTCTCGCCACATGGCATACACAATGTATATCCCATGCGATGGCGTTGTGCAGAGTAAAGTTCACCACAGGCTGAACAGCTAGGTATCATGGAAGGGTTGTGGTTGTGAGCTGACGGACAATGACTTTCCACTCATGGTCAAGACCCTCTGCCTCATCTGCCTTGATGCATGTATGCAGGTCGTACATCGCCATGTCTTTGTCGGTGAATACGTCGGTCACATTGCCGTCGCACAGAAGCAAATATACTTTGTCGATAGGTGCTTGCTTTACGGATGTGTTGCGCATCGCATCGCGGATGGATGGATGTACGTTGGTGTCGTCTGCGATTTGACGCAGGATTGTGTCGATGTTTTTGAACTGTCCCATACTATCTCCTGACTAAATAAAACTGAATTGAATTTCACCGTACCGTGAAACGGTAAGTGATGGCTGTGTCGAGTTACTCCCCGATACAGATTCCATTGTACCATAACTTTACATATAAACATAGGGATTTACCCCAACTTTGTTGAGCTATATGTGTAGCGTTAAAGGTCTAGCGTTAAAGGCTCTTGTGGTATGACATGTATCTCATAGCCGAGCTTCTGAATACATCTGAGAGTTACCTCAGTCAGAGTCTTTGTGCCCGCGATACTGGCAAACACTTTGGCGTGGTCACATACAGGGTAAACAACTCTCTTACCATACACATCCATTACGCGAACGTGTATTGTGGGTAAGTTCTGTTGGTCAGTCATTTGGTTTCTCCCAATTCAATTAAGTCATGCACTTCCATCTCACCGCTTATGCTGTCACCCATCGGGTTTGCGCGGTCGTACATGAGTAACTCGGCTTCCTCTTTCGTGTCAGCCAGTACTGTGATTTCTTCCTGATATGTGGTTATCACCACACCTTTCCATGCTTTCATGGTTTTGCTCCTTGGAATAATGAATGGCTGTAATTTGTTTACAGGATGTTGTAGCCCTTGAGCCAACGTCTTGTGTCCTTGCCCATACTGACTATTGATAGACCCTCGTACTCGTTGTCGATGTCTTTGAACTCGTCGAAGTCAAACGCTGGGTCAACTGTGTTTGTGCAGTAGTACTGCGACTCGTTCATGGGGTCGTGAATCGATAACCAGTCCGACACGATTTGGTCTGTGTCGATGGGTGTTTTGGCAATGGGTTGTGCCTTGGGGGTTGTAATGCGCAATGTCTTGCGGATAGAACGGGGGAGATGGTCGAGCATCTCACGTTGCATTTTGGCAACGAGGGAGGGAGAGACGACAAACTTAGCTTTCATGATGACTCCTAACTAAATTGAACTGAATTGAACTAACTTGATTTCACCCACCCGTGAAACGATTGTTGGTCGTCTTGGGGTTGGCAAGGGCTTGAGTTGGAGAGGTTTGCAGGTGCTTATTCCCCGACTCAGACTCAATTGTAACATAACTTTACTTATAAACATAGGGGTGTGGGGTGACTTTGTTGAGGTGTGGGGCGTGGAACGTAGTGTACAGGGAGAGATGAGTTATATGTATAGTTAGACTTTTTGGGGGGTAACTGGAACGGGTTTTTGGAACAAATTGAGGTAAATTGGAATCTGGAAAAGTAGTACTAAGGTTATGAAATGAATATAAAGAGTAGAGTAGTAGTAGTAGTAAAAAAAAAAAAAATTATATTTATTCCAAAATTCCAAGATTCCAGCGATTTGCAGGGACGTCGGGCAAAATGAGAAAAACACCATAATTTGCTGTTTCGTGGGACATCGCACTTGCTGACACAGTCTTGCTCTTCCAAATTATTTTCTCCAACCGGTTGTCCTATTTTTAAAAACTGGAATTTTGGAATTTTTAGGGCAAAAGTGGTGTTTTCTTGTTTAAAATCAAGCACTTACAAGATTCCAATTTTGTGTTCCAAATTGGAACAACTTTACATAAGAGGCAAATACTGGAATTCCAAGTTGGAATTTGCTTTTTGGTCAGATTCCAAGATTCCAATTAGCAATTCCAAGATTCCAACTGGGCTGGAACGTTGGAACAAATTTCACGCACCCCTGAAACGGTAGTTGATCGGCTTGGCTCACACGCACGCACTTAGCGCACGCGAGGACTCATAACTGGTATCAAATGCACCGCCAGCGTTAACTGACGGTGCATGGTCTGCTTATTTCAAAGCATTGTTAAACGCATCAATTGCTTGGCGCAATTTGATCTCGTTTGGTGCAGTTGTGTCGCCTCGAGCGATGGCAGTCTTTGCTCGGGCTTTCATTGTGATAAACAACTCTTTGGCAAAATCCTCGAATTGTTTTGTAGGGGCTTTGACCTTGGGCTTGCCCTCATTCTCAACTCTGCGCACAGCGACCTTGAGGTCTGCCAGACGATTAGAGCAATACTTGTTAAAGTTATCACGCACAGACTTGATGACACCATGCTTGATTGGATCGGCCTCTTTGAGTTGCCCAAATGCTTGTTGTGAGTAAGACAAGCAATAGTCAATGCTATTGTTAAAACCTCCCTTGGGGTTTGGTTTCCATTCATTGTCGAATGTTGTGGCAGGGTTTAACTCTTGCCATCTCAAAGCCCATCCCATGCGCAGTTGAGTTTTGACCTCATCTGGCTGTGATTCGCAGAATGTGGGGCACTGCGCATAAACGAAACGAGCAATGGTGGCCATTGTTTCGCTAGACCTTGCCGATTGGTATGCGGCGTCTTTGAAAGATGAGACGATTGTCTCTTGGGGTTTTGTTGCTTTGCTCATGGTATCTCCAAGTAAGCGTTAATCCAGACAACACCGTGTCATCTGGTGATTAAGTTATACCCGATGCAAGACACATAAGTACAGTTTCAGCGAGGTCTGAATCGGTAAACGATCGGCTTGCCCACACGCAAGCACGCGCGACGACAAATAACTGGTATCAAAAGGTACAGGCGAAAAAAAACCTAGCCAACCTTTCGGCTGACTAGGTTCGGTGCAATGTTACTTGCTTAGTGCATTATTGAAGGCATCGATGGCCATGCGCAATTTAACTTCATCAGGTGCTGAATCGTCACCCCTTGCTTTCGCTGTCTTGGCTCTGGCCTTGACTGACTTGAATGTCTCGTCAATGTATTGCGTGAAACCCTTAGTAGGGGCTTTCACTTTTGGCTTGCCTTCGTTCTCTACCCTACGAACGGCCGTTTTAAGGTCAGCCATGCGGTTCGAAGCATACTTATTGAAGGCATCGCGAACGCCCTTGATAACGCCATGCTTGACTGGGTCAGCTTCTTTTAACTGACCGAAGGCTTGCTGACTGTAGCTGAAGCAAACGTCAACAGTCATTACATAAGAGCCGTTTTCTACCGGAACCCAACTGTCGTTATAGCTGACCGCGGGGTTCAGTTCTTGCCAACGAAGTGCCCAACCGGCGCGAAGCTGGGTTTTGACTTCGTCAGATACTTCGTTAGTGAAGTTAGGGCATTGTGAGTAAACGTAGCGCGCTACGCTTTCGGTACGCTCACCGCTGATAGCGGATTGATAACCCGCGTCCTTCATTGAAGTGACAGTTACAGAACCCATTGAAGGGGCGGCTTGTTTTGCTTTAGACATAATATCTCCTAATAAAGCAAGGTTGAATATCAGGCAAACCGAATTGCCTACCTGATGTAATAGTTATAGCTGACCCTAGGTCTTAAAGTAAAGTTTCAGCGGGGTCTGAAACGCTAAGTGATCCGCTTGACTCGCGCACGCTTAACGCTCGCGACGACAAATAACTGGTATCAAAGACTAAAAGAAAAGGGAGCCGAAGCTCCCTTGGTCAGCGCTTGAAGTAATCACTGCGCAGTCTGCTGTATTCAAAGCCCTCGATCTTTGCGCAGAACGTTGCGCGTTTCACATGAGCTCGCCATAAGTTAATTTGTCCGACTGTCATATCACTCTCCTTAGTTAAAGAAGAGGGGCCGAAGCCCCTCGGTTTACCACTGGCCGCGAGCCGCGACTAGTTTGCCCCTGATGCCGATCAGCACTGTCGTGTGAGTCAGCTTGTACTGAGCCGCCCAACTGAGTGCCTCGTTCATCGTGTATGCATAGTGCACAAACGCTTTGTCTTCCCACTGCACTATCACTTTGTAGTGCGTCAACCAAACCCATAATGCTTTAAACATTTATCTCTCCTGTTACAGCACAGCACTATTGCTCTGCATGGTTCTGTTATAGCTGATCCCATGGTTAAAAGTAAAGTTCTGGCGGGGTCGACCCACCCATACCCGACCCCCACAAGAGACTTTGGGACTCCCGTGTTCCCCTATACTCTAAGACTTACACAAACCACCACGTATTCCCCCAACCATTCCCAGCATCCCAAGTAAAAATAAAAGCGTCTAGGGTTTACCCCACCCCCTCAATATAGGAACACCCCCCGGGTAGGATTCCTACCACCCTTTACAAATATGTGGTATATTTATTTCCGTTGGCTAGCGTAATAGGAAACCTGTGCGCGCGGATCGGGAGAACCCAGTCGGCCAACACTATTTATAGGAGTGCGATTCCCTCTTATGCAGATGATGCCTAATGTCGAAGCGGATATTCCGCTACCAGCCTCAGCTACCGAGGCTATGCCCCCTCTTTCCCCAAAGGAAGAGATTGAGATGCGTGCACGCACGGTCAAAATGATCTCTGATTTGAACGGAAAACCAATTGAGCCTAGCCCTGAGAACCGAGGCCAAGCCCTTGAGTTGATGGAAAAGGTTGTTGCTAATAAAACAACACCTGATTTAGCTAACTACCCCAACGAAACCATTGCATATCTTGCCGGTATGGTGGCTGAGTACGACCACATGATTGTGCGGGAGCTGGCAGACTTCAAACTGTACGTGGTAAACAAGCTTGTTGCCGAAACAGAGAACCCAAACAGTACTGTCAGGCTCGGTGCAATCAAAGCATTGGGTGATGTTGACGGTGTTGATGCATTTAAAAAGCGCACTGAGATCACCCATAAGCAGCAATCCCTTGAAGAAGTGGAAAAAGAGCTGCTTGAAACGCTGGCTAAGCTGGAAAAACGCACAATTGATGTACAGGCTAAGGTAATACGCAGTGAAGATAACGCCTGAACAGCTAAAAGCCATCAAAGACGCGCTTCCAACGATGCCGTTGGAGCAAAAAATCCATACTTTGGAGCTTTTGAAGACGTACGACAGTGAATCTGTGCAAGAAGTGGGTAAAGATGACTTCTTAACCTTCATTGACCACGTATATCCGGGCTATAAAGTGGGTCCACACCACAAAAGACTGGCCAAAATCTTTGAAGATATAGCCAACGGCAAGAAAAGACGGGTTATTGTGAACATTGCCCCCCGTCACGGCAAGTCTGAGATGATTTCTTACCTTGCACCAGCGTGGTTTCTAGGTAAATACCCTAATAAAAAGATCATTATGGCCTCCCACACTGCCGATTTGGCGGTGAATTTTGGCCGTAGAGTGCGTAATTTGGTGGGTTCTGAGGCTTATCGGGACGTGTTTCCGCAGATCGAATTGCAAGCTGACAGTAAGTCTGCGTCACGTTGGGGTACAAATTTCAACGGAGAATACTTTGCTATTGGTGTCGGAGGCGCTCTTGCTGGTCGTGGCGCTGATTTATTTATCATTGACGACCCTCATTCGGAACAAGAAGCTAAGACTGGGCGACCGGACGTTTTCCTTCCTGCTTGGGAGTGGTTTCAGTCTGGCCCTCTCCAGCGTCTTATGCCGGGTGGCTCTATCATTATAGTGATGACAAGGTGGTCAAAACTTGACTTGACCGGAATGATCGTGAACCAGATGGCCAAAGAGGAAGATGTGGACCAGTGGGAGATTGTAGAGTTCCCTGCCATATTGAATGACAAACCGCTGTGGGGTGAGTTCTGGTCTATTGAAGAATTGTTGGGTAAAAAAGCGGGTATGGACCCACGGTACTGGCAGGCCCAGTACATGCAGAACCCCGTCTCTGAGGAAGGCGCTCTTATTAAGCGTGAATGGTGGCAGATTTGGGAAAAGGACGACCCTCCTCAGTGCGAGTTTACGATTATGAGTCTTGACGCGGCGCAAGAATCTAACAACAGGGCTGACTACAACGCTCTGACAACGTGGGGTGTGTTCTTCAACGAAGAGACAAACAACTACGCGATCATTTTGCTCAATTCAATCAAGAAGCGGATGGAGTACCCAGACCTCAAAGCGATGGTGCTTGAAGAGTACAAAGAGTGGGAGCCTGATGTATTTATTGTTGAGAAGAAATCTAACGGTTCAGCGCTTTACCAAGAGTTCAGGCGCATGGGCGTGCCTGTGGGTGAGTTTACTCCGGGTAAAGGACAAGATAAGATTGCAAGGGTGAACGCGGTTTCTGCACTGTTCCAAGGTGGAGTGGTGTTTGCACCGGATCGCAGATGGGCAAGAGAAGTTATTGAAGAATGCAACGACTTTCCGTCGGGCACAAATGATGACTTGGTTGACTCAACAACACTAGCGCTCATGCGGTTTAGACAAGGCGGGTTTATTCGCTTGCCAAGCGACGAGCCCGAAGAAGAAAGATATTTTCGCAGCAAGAAAGCTGCGTACTACTAAGGATAAACAATGGCTACGAATATGGTCCCCTCACTGTCTCAGGCCCCGCTGGGCTTAAGTGCATTGGAAGATATGGGTGATGAGCCCGTGATTGAGATTGAGATCGAAGATCCAGAAGGTGTTCGCATCGGGCTTGACGGCATGGAGATTGACCTGATGCCCGAAGAAGAGAGCGAGAACTTTGATGCTAACTTAGCAGAGGACATGGACAAGGCTGAGTTGGCTAAGGTGGCTAGTGACATTGTAGAGATGGTGGACGCTGACATTAACTCCCGCAAAGAGTGGGTTGATATGTATGTCAAAGGTCTTGATGTTTTGGGGATGAAGTATGAAGAGCGTACTGAACCGTGGCTCGGTGCGTGCGGTGTTTTCTCAACGGTACTCACAGAGGCTGCTGTACGGTTCCAAAGCGAGACTATCATTGAGACGTTCCCTGCTCAGGGTCCGGTCAAAACCGAGATCGTCGGCGCAATTGATAAACTTAAAGAGCAGGCGGCGGAGCGTGTCAGAGATGACATGAACTATCAGCTCACCGAGGTGATGACTGAGTATCGCCCTGAGCATGAGCGCATGTTGTATAACCTTGGACTGGCAGGTGCAGCGTTCAAGAAGGTCTATTTTGATCCGTCGCTTGATCGTCAGGTGGCGATGTTCATCCCTGCTGAAGACATTATTATTCCGTACGGCGCATCAAGTGCGGCCACTGCTGAGCGGCTGACTCATGTGATGCGTAAGACCAAGAACGAGTTGAAGAAACTACAGGTTGCTGGCTTCTACGTTGATGAAGACTTGGGCGAGCCAGTTGCGATACATACGGATGTAGAAAAGAAGAAAGCGGAAGATCAAGGTTATTCACTGACAGATGATGATCGCTATCAGATTCTTGAAGTGCACATCGACTATGACCTGCCCGGTTATGAAGATGAAGATGGTATCGCTCTGCCGTATATCATCACAATTGAGCGCGGCACTAATACAGTGTTGGCCATTCGCCGTAACTGGAACGAGGACGACAAGCGCAAACTAAAGCGCCAGCACTTCGTGCAGTACACATATGTCCCCGGCTTCGGTGCTTATGGTCTGGGATTGATTCACTTGATCGGTGGTTATGCCCGTGCAGGTACTTCCCTGATCCGTCAGTTGATTGACGCTGGTACGCTGTCTAACTTGCCCGGTGGCTTGAAGACTCGTGGCTTGCGTATCAAGGATGACGATACCCCGATCAATCCCGGCGAGTTCCGTGATGTAGATGTACCAAGCGGTTCAGTGCGTGACAACATCATGACGCTGCCATACAAAGAACCATCGCAGGTTCTTGCTGGTCTGTTAGACAGAGTAACTGAAGAAGGACGTCGTCTAGGCTCAATAGCTGATATGAACATCAGTGATATGTCTGCTAATGCGCCAGTGGGTACAACACTTGCCTTGCTTGAGAGACAACTCAAAACAATGTCTGCGGTCCAAGCCCGTGTTCACTTCAGCATGAAGCAAGAGTTCCAGCTTCTGCGTGACATCATCCGTGATCACACACCAGATGAGTACAGCTTCGACCCAGTTGAGGGTGATAGAAAAGCGAAGCAGGCTGACTACGACATGGTGTCAGTGATTCCTGTGTCGGATCCGAACAGTGCAACGATGGCTCAGCGCATCATGCAGTATCAGGCTGTAATTCAGCTGGCTCAGGGTGCACCACAGATCTATGACTTGCCGCAGTTGCACAGACAGATGATTGAAGTGTTGGGTATCAAGAACGCAGAGAAACTTGTACCAATCGATGACGATCAGACCCCACGCGACCCCGTGTCGGAGAATATGTCGTTCCTCACTGGCAAGCCCACTAAGGCGTTCATCCACCAAGACCACGATGCACACATCGCTGTTCATACCAGCATGATGCAGGACCCCATGATCATGGGTCAGATTGGTCAGAGTCCGATGGCTCAGCAAATGCAAGGTGCGATCATGGCCCACGTTGCTGAACACTTGGCGTTCCAGTACCGCCAGAAAGTTCAAGAGCAGTTGGGTGCAACACTTCCAGCACCAGATGCACAGCTTGATAACAACGTTGAAGTGCAGGTGTCCAAACTTGTGGCGCAGGCCGCGACGCAGCTCTTGCAGATGGATAAAGCCAAGGCAGCTCAGCAGCAAGCGATGCAGCAGGCTCAAGATCCGATTATTCAGATGCAACAAGCTGAACTTCAGATCAAGAAACAAGAAGCTGACATCAAGGCGTTCAAAGCCAAGAGCGACGTGCAGCTCAAGGCTGAGGAGTTGTCACTCAAGGCGCAAGAGAGCGCGGCTCGCACTGGTGAAGATCCACAAATGGCTGCGATGCGACTACAGCAAGAGATTGCTCAGGCTCAGGAGTTACATGCTCTGGAGATAGCGGCTAAACAGATGGAGTTGCAGCAAGCGCAAGCCCAGCAGCAACAAGCCATGCAGCAGCAACAAGCTCAAGTTCAACAGAAGATGGCCCACGGCGGGCAAGTCCATGAACAGAAAATGAAGCATGCTGATCTAGACAGAATTCAACGGTTATTACAAGGTAATAAGGAGTAATCATGGTTAACTTGCTTGAGGTGTTAAACAAAAAACTTGACGAGCATGTCAAGCAGTTGGTCGATGTTGTCAGTGGTGGTGGAGCTAAATCCCACGATCACTACAAAGAACTGTGCGGGACTATCCGAGGTCTGCAAACCGCGCAGTATGAACTTGCTGACCTCGTGCGAAAAACTAAGGAATATGAAGATGAGTGAATTTGATGTTAGTGCAGTTGATCTCAGTGGTGTGCTCAATACCAACGCTGAAGAAAAAGCCAAACAAGTGCCGGACCCAGCTACGTACCACTTACTGTGTATGTTGCCCAAGGCAGAAGAAGAGTTAGGTGAATCTGGTTTGTTATACAAAACAGCCACCATGATGCACCACGAGGAGCTTCTCTCCCCCGTGTTGTTTGTTGCAAAGATTGGCCCTGATGCGTTCAAAGATCCGGCCCGATTCCCATCTGGCCCGAGCTGCAAGGTAGGTGACTTTGTGTTAGTGCGTCCTAACACGGGAACCCGCATGAAGATTCATGGTACAGAGTGGAGACTCATCAATGATGATTCTGTTCAGGCCGTTGTGCAAGACCCTCGTGGTATCCAGCGTCCAACTTAAGGAGTAAATCATGGCTACAGAAGAATTTAAATTTCCCGACGAAGTTGAAAGCAAAAAGGTTGAGGAAAAGGTTGACTTTGAAGTTGAAGGCGAAGGTACGCCCGAGATTGAAGTCATAGATGACACCCCCGCTGAAGACCGTGGTCGCAAGCCCATGGCTGAGCCTCCCAAAGAGGTAACAGACGAGGAGTTGGCCAAATACGATGAGAGCGTACAAAAGCGTATCAAGCACTTTACTAAGGGCTATCACGAAGAGCGTCGCGCAAAAGAGACAGCTGAACGTGAGAAAGAAGAGGCTTTTAAGCTTGCTCAGGCAGTGCTTGAGGAGAACAAAAGACTCAAAGGTTCTGTTAATCAGAACCAGACGGCTCTCTTGGAGCAGGCCAAACGCGTAGTCTCTAACGAAGTCGAGACCGCTAAGCGCATGTACAAAGAAGCTTACGAATCTGGTGATTCTGACAAGTTAGTTGAGGCCCAAGAAGCCCTGACTATTGCGAAGATTCGTGCAGATAAAGTAAATAATTTTAAACCAGCCCCTTTACAGGAAGAAGAAACTCCTGTACAAATCGCTCAACAGCCCACCAGAGCTGCGCCAGTTGACGAAAAACTGCTTGCATGGCAAGACCAAAATCAGTGGTTTGGAAGCAACAAACGAATGACAGCCTATGCTCTGGGCTTGCATGAAGATTTGGTGGCTGAAGGAATACCAAGTGGCAGCGACGAATACTATCGACGTATTAATGCTGACATTAGGGAAAGATTCTCGGATCAGTTTGGAGCCGAAGAGTCCGTTGATGCGAAACCTCAACGCACTAAATCCAACGTTGTTGCACCTGCAACCCGTAGCACAGCGCCTAAAAAGATCGTGCTTACGCAGACACAGGTGAATCTCGCCAAGCGGTTGGGAGTTCCACTGGAACTATACGCCCGTAAGGTTGCTGAAGAAATGAGGAAATGAAAATGGAAAAATCTAACCGTATGACTCGTGAACTTGATACCCGCGAAAGTGTGGAGCGCCCAAAACAGTGGATGCCCCCACAACTTCTGCCAGATCCTAAACCGGAAGCTGGCTATGCGTATCGCTGGATTAGGATTTCATCGTTGGGTAAAGACGACGCCACTAACATTTCTGGAAAGTTACGCGAAGGCTGGGAGCCCGTTAGAGCTTCTGACCACCCTGAGATTCGTTTGTTCGGTTCTGACAGCAATGCCAGATTTCCTGACAGCGTTCAAGTGGGCGGTTTGTTGCTTTGCAAAACACCTGTGGAGCTTACTGAACAGCGCAATGCGTACTATCGCAATCAAGCGGAAGCACAAATGCAGTCAGTAGACAACACTTACATGCGCGAGAATGATCCGAGGATGCCTATGTTTAAAGAACGTAAGTCCACGGTCACTTTCGGAAAAGGTACTTAATTTTTTTTGGAGTCTTAAATGGCACTAACTGCTGCACCCTATGGGCTACGTCCCATAAATCGTATTGACGGTATGCCCTATGCGGGCGCTACCAGTCAGTTTTTGATCGACCCTGCTGGCGAAGGTACTAACTTGTTCTATGGACAAGTTGTTATCATCGGCGCTGACGGTTATATCGCTTTGTCTACCGCTACCGGCGCAGACATCACCACCAATAACCTTGGTGGTTCTGGCGTAGGTGCAATCGGCGTTTTCGTCGGCTGCTCTTACATCAACGCACAAGGTCAACAGATTTACGGCCAGTACTACCCCTCCGGCACAACCGGCGTGGTGACTGCATACGTAGTTACTGACCCAAGTGTTACCTTCCAAGCTCAGCTTGACGGTTCTGCCGCTCAATCCGCTTTGGGCACTAACACTTTCTTTGCCGCTGTACAGAGCACTAGCACTGGTTCAACCCAGACTGGTAACTCAACCAGCGCTTTGGAGTCAACTGTGGTTACTACTGCTGCGGCTTTCCGTATTGTGGGCTTTGCGTCCACCCCGGGCGATGCGTTCACTGATGTGTTTGTTAAATTCAATCCCAGTGCCCATTCGTATTTGAATAACGTTGGCCTGTAAGGAGTAAATTACCATGGCAATTTCACGCGCACAACTATTGAAAGAGTTGCTCCCCGGTTTGAACGCATTGTTCGGTCTGGAATACGCTAAATACGGCGAAGAGCACAAAGAGATCTACGAAACAGAGACATCTGAGCGTAGCTTTGAAGAAGAGACAAAGCTGTCTGGCTTTGCTGCTGCACCTGTCAAAAACGAGGGTTCTGCCATCGCTTATGACAATGCACAGGAAGCTTTCACTGCACGTTACACCCACGAAACCATTGCGATGGGCTTTGCCATCACAGAGGAAGCTGTGGAAGATAACTTGTACGACAGCCTGTCTTCACGTTATACCAAGGCTCTGGCCCGTG